CGCGACGAGTTGGACGGCCGCCTCGGACGCGAGCCCGGTGACCGGCGCCATGAGCTGGAGGACGGCCGCGTTCTGGCCCACGATGAAGGCCCGGGCTTCGCCCAACGTGAGGACGCCGGCCACGTAGTAGCTCGAGCCGGCGCCCAGGTTGGGTGCGCCGGCGACGGTCACCAGCAGACCGTTCACCGCCGTGACGCTGGCCGCAAAGGTGAAGGCGGCCGCGGTGAGGCCGCAGTTCACGTCGTACAGCATCCACGGGCAGGTGCGCTGGATGGCGACCCGCGGCACGGTGCGGGAGAACAGCGCCTGCACCGGCGTGCACAGCAACTTGGCCTCGGCCCCCTCGAGCGTCAGTGCGCTCACCTGCCCGATGAAGAGCGTCTGCACGTCCGACGCCCCGCGGTGGGAGCGATAGACCGTGAGGGACACGGGCGACGGGGTGAGCCCGCCGATGAACTGCGCGACGAGCGGGTCGCTCCGGGGGAGCGTCACCTCGAGCTGCCGGGTGCCCTGCTCGTCCACGGCGGCCAGTTCCCCGCGCCGGATCACCGCGGGCGCAAAGGTCTGGCCGAGGTAGACGAAGGGGTCCTCGGTCGTGGCGTAGCGCCACTCCTCGATGCCGCGGGCGAAGCGATAGAGCTCGAACGGGGCGGCCTCGTAGCGGGAGGCTTCGAGCTGGGCGACGGTGCTCATGCCGGAGCCGGCGCCTCCCGGTTCAAGTCCACGACCCGGAGCGTCGCCTCGGCGAGTGCCTGGTGGTGCCAGCGGAGGGCGGGCGCGTCGTCGTCGAGCCGGACCAGGCTCAGGAAGCTCACCATCGTCCGGTCCTTGGGGTACGCCGTGCCGAGCGTGGCCGAGAGGGTGAGCGTCTCGGTGCCGTCCCCGTTGTCCAGGGCGGCGGTGACGCCCCGGTAGACGGCCGCGATCGCCCCGCCCTCGGGCTTGAGCAGCGCCAGGTGGCGGCTCCCGTAGTCCACGGTCGAGAAGCCGAAGCGGCTGTAGCTGATGCCCTCAACCAGAAGCGTGAGGTCCCCCGGCGCCCGGTCGGCGACCAGCCGGAAGTCGTGGCGCCAGGTGGGGAGCCAGAACGGCGTGAGCCGACCCTTGAGCGCGTCGAGCATCGCCTGGAAGGCGGCGATCTCCGACCGGCCGCGGAGGAGGAAGCCCACCGGCCGCGACTCGTTGGGTGTGGGCCCGAGCGCGTCGTCGGTGAAGAGCCCCGCCCGGGAGTCCAGGCGGACCTTGGAGAGGGCGTAGTCCGAATCCGGATCCTCGCGCCGGTCGGGCTCCAGGTCCCAGACGGTGAAGCCGAGGTAGGTCGTCACGGGGCAGCGCTCATGCCGGATCGCATTCGAACGCCAGCGCGGCGCGAAAGGCGTCGGGTCGGGGCCGGTCGATCCGGACCACGGGGTCGAGCCGGCCGAGTCGGAGGGGGACGACGAGTGTCAGGCCGGCGGGCCAGGCGGCCTTGATGGTCCCCGACACGCCGAGCTGGAGCGGGGCGACACTCCCGATCGTGAACGCTTCCCAGGTGTACGGATCGCGGATGAGGAGGGCTTGCTGGCCGGCCGCGAACTCGCGCGTGGCGGTGTCGCAGGGCACCAGGACGGCGCCGAGGGCCACCGCGGCGGTCACCGGAGTGGCGTGCGGCCAGAGCGGCACGCCGAAGGCGTAGGCGTTCCAACCCCACACCAGCTGGTCGAGAAACGCCGCCTCGCGGGGGTCGAGGCAGAGCACGCTGTACCGGAGGAGGCGCCGCGGCTTGGCCCGGAGCGCGATCCGCTGCTCGAGGTCGGTGCTCGCCCGGATGATGTCGGTCAGCCACGCCTTCGCGTCTTCGACCGGCACGGACCAGTCGGGCGTGAAGGTGAAGGGCACCAGGCGAGAGCCGGTGAGGACGAAGAGGGGCTCGGCGAGGCCCAAGAAGTCCCACCGGATCGTGTTGTCCACCACCGCCGCGCCGGTGGGGAGGACGGAGACGGTGTAGACACGAGAGCGGAGCGGCGCGAAGGCGACCGGGGTCCCGTACGGGTCGGCGACCGTGACGCCGGCGGGGCCCGTCTGGGCGATCGCGTTCAGCGTCTGGGTCGTGAGCCGAAACCCGTTGAACACCTCCACGGGAACCTGTTGGAGCGACAGGACGAAGCCGGCGTCATAGCCACGCGGGTACACATGGATGCGCTCGAACCACCACTCGGAGGCCGGGTCGGTGCGGAGGCCGGCGCGCTGGGCCGTGCCCGCGACGGCGACGGACACCGAGGCGGTGGTCTTCACGGCGGCGGCGGCCCCGGACACCGGCATCTGCCCGCCGAACACCGCCGGCGACGCGAATCCGTCGAGGTTCGGCGTGCGAGCGGGGTTCTGCCCCAGCGCCAGCGTGAGCCCGTAGAGGCCGGCGAGCACGGCCATCGTCAGGCCGCCTTCCGGAGGGCGAACGTGGGAAACACCACGTAGGTGTCGGTGCCCACGGTGACCTCCGAGCCATAGGGGAAGCCGCCGTCGGAGATGTTGATGGCATACACGTCCGGCAGCCGCCCGATCGGGGAGTAGAGTCCGTCGGTGCGCTCGGCGGAGATCTCCACCGGAACGGGCGCGATGCCCGTGTTCAGGGTGCTCCGGCCGCGCGCCTGCAGCGCGATCGCCGACCAGCCGTTGTCGAGGGCCGCGCCGTAGTTCGAGCCGGCGAGACTTGAGTCGAGGCGCCGGTCGGTGCGTTCGCTCGTGCTCGTGGACTGGGACACGCCGAGGTACTTCCCCACGACGGTGTCGACGTCGATCCGCACCAGGAGCGGGGAGCCCGCCCAGGAGTTGCCGACGCCGCCGTAGCCCGGCGGGAAGGTCTCGATCGAGAGCCCCATCTGGCCATAGCCGAACGTCTGGGTCATCCCGCCGGCGGAGCGCGTCCCCACCAGCCAGGCTCCGCCGGTCCAGGTCCCGTACTTGGTGAACGTGACCCCGAAGCCGAGGTAGACGTAGACGTTCCCGGTCTTCCGGACCACGCACCATACCCGGTCGGTCGTGGCATCGGCGAAGAAGTGGTACGCGCTGATCGCGCCCGCCTCGAGCGGCATGCCGACGCCGAGCTTGGTGATGGCGTTCTGGGCGAGGGGAATGCCGGCCTGCGTGTTCCAGTCGGCCGCCCCCGAGTAGCCGGTGGCCGGCACGGCGAGGACGCCGTAGACGTTCGAGCCGCCCGGGCCTGGGCTGGAGGTCCCACTCTCGTTCTGGAGCCAGCGGGTCGAGACATAGACGCCACCCCGGGTGACCTCGAGCCGCTTCCCGCTCCCTTGGGTGTCGAAGCGGTTCACCGTCCAGCCGTTGGCGAGCAGGAAGTCCTTGAACTTGGTCGCGAGGTCGTTGACATCGGCCGCGGTGCCGGTGGCGTAGGGCATGGGGGCTGGTCCTAGCCGAGCCGCACGGCGAAGAAGTCGTAGCGCGTGGTGCGGAACACGTTCGGCACCACGAGGTGATCCACGCCGCCGATCTGGACGATGTCCTCGGTGGCGACGCCGGCGCCGGAGAGCGCGTAGCAGCCTTCCAGCTCACCGATCAGCGAGACGCCGTCGGGATTGGGCGCCTCGTCCGAGGAGCAGAGCACGATGGGCTGGAGGATCGGCGAGCCGTCCATCGCCTGCCGCACGTTGAAGCCGGTGGTCTTGGAGCACCCGGGCCAGATGAGGTTGCCCCGGAGCGTGGTGTTTGCCGCGGTCGGGGGGGCGTTGGCTGGGTTGCCGCCCGTCAGGGTGCCGGCGATGTAGGCGCTGGAGACGAGGCTCGCGAACCCGCGCCACGCGCCGGCCGGATTCCGGAGCCGCACGGCGCACATCTGATCCTCAAGACTCGTGATGTTCGACTGGGTGCCCGGTTCGAAGGGCAGCCGGTGCTCGATGGGCGTGGCGCTCCACCGCCAGGCGGTGGAGGTGGCCGCGGGCTCCGCCCCGAGGAAGGCGAGCGAGCCGCCGATGAGGAGCGGGTATGGGTACTGATTCGGCGTGGCGTAGGGCTGGAGGAAGCCGAGGTAGCAGGCCTCGTACACCGTGCTCACCTTGGCCACGACCAGCAGCCGCCGGGCGCTCACCATGAACCAGTACGGGATGGCGTTCTGCCAGAGCGGGACGTGCGGCGTGCGGTCGAGGATGGCGCCGGGCTGGGCCCCGAAGGCCATGGCCGGCTGGTACCCGGTGAAGCCCTGCAGCTTCCAGTTGTAGTAGTCGGCGCCGGCGTCGAAGTAGGTGGTGACGCCGACGTAGATGGCGTCCGCGCCGGCGCCCGGGCCGTGCATGATGAGCTCGGCCGGAGGGCCGGCGACCCAGCGGTCCTCCACCCAGCGGTCGGCCGCCGCGAGCGGCGCCTGCACCACGGCGGTGAAGGCGTCGCCCACCTGGAAGTCGGTGGCTCCGTCAGTAAGAAGGAAAGAGAGGTAGGCGTTGGCGTAGGCCACGCCCACCGTGGCGTTGGCCTGGGCGCCGCTCACCGACCCCAGCACGGAGAACGTCCCGCCGTTCACCGCCGCGGCGGTGCAGGTGAGGGTCCAGGTCTCCGCCACCGTGGCGGCGGTCGCGGAGACCTGCGTGAGCTGGCCCGTGCCCACGCCGGCGAACGTGGGCTTGTTGGGATGGGCCCAGCCCCTGGCGAACTGCCGGAGCCGGTCCAGCAGGTGCACGTAGCCGCTCGCTTCGCCCTTGGCGAACCCCATCGTCGCGCGCTCCTAGAGGCGCAGGGCGCGCCGGATGGTGTTCGCGTTCCGCTCGATGACGCGGATGATCGAGCGCGATCCTTCGGTGGTCTCAAGCTTCCGGGCGACCAAGCCGTCCTCGAGCCCGACCACAAGTGCCGTCTCGCCGCCGGGTTGGCCGCCGCCCACCAGCCCGCCCTCGGCGAAGCGCGGCACGCTTCCCCCACGGCGCGGTGGGTTCGGCGCCCGGAGGCCGTTCAGGGCCTCGAAGAAGTCCACGCCGTAGGCCCGCACGGCGGCGGCACGCATCACGAATTCACCGGCCGAGAGCCTGGCGAGGATCGAGTCCGAGGTGGCGGTGCCGGGCCCGGAGATGTAGCCGCCACTGGCCCGGCGAATCGGCGCTGGCACCGCCCCCCCGTCCTTGAAGCCGAGCAGGGAGCCCGCGGCGCTCACGATCGCCTGCTGGATCTGGAGCGCGATCAGGCGGGCGATGATCTGGTTCACGGCGTCGAGCACCGAGCGGGCGGTGTCCCGCCAGACGTCACCCAAGGTCCGGGTCTGGTTGAGGACCCCGGCGAGGCTCGACTCGAGTCCGCTCTCCAGGGCGTCGCGCGACGCGACCCCAAGCTGGGTGAGCACGCCCTGCGTCTGGTGGGTGACGCGCGCCAGCTCGTCGATCTTGTCGATCTGCTGCTGGATGGCGTCGAGGACCGCCGGGTCCTGAGTCGCCTGCTGCAGCGCGACCAGCGCCTGCCGGGTGACGAGCAAGCCCGGGAGCCGCTCGCGCTCGAGCGCCAGCACCCGGCGTCGGCCTTCCTCCTCGGTGATGGTGCCCGACTGGACGAGGGCCGCGATGCGGGCCTCCTCCCGGTCGAGCACGTCGAACAGCTGCCCCGCCTCGCGCGCCAGCTCGTCGAGCCGAATGCGGGTCTCGCCGGCCGCGTGGAACTGGGCCACCTTCGCGGCCCGGTTGGGGTCGCCCTGCTGGGCCAGCACCCGGTCGAACTCAGCGGCCTGCCGAGCCAGCTCTTCCCGCCGGAGCTGGAAGGTCTGCCCCTGGGCCTCGCGGATCTGGGCCTCGAACTGAAGGGCCGCCTGCCGGAGCCGCTCCCGCTCGGCCAGCTCGTCGGCGAGGAGGTCGTTCCGGCGGCCTTGCAGTGCGAGCTGGCGTTGCTGGACTTGGGCGTCCACTTGGGCGAGCGCCGCGGCACGCTGGGTCCGGTCGGCCTCGGTGCGCGCGGGCTGGGCGAGCAGTGCGTCCCGCTTCGCCTGGAGTGCCTGGAGTTCGGCGGACGCCTGGGCCTCGATGAGGCGACGGCGTTCCGCGTAGAACTGCCCGAGACTCGTGAGGCCTTGGGCGTAGGCGCGCTGGGCTTGCGCCTCCTCGAGCTGGAAGCGGCGCTCCGTGATCCGCAGCGCGTCGTCGGCCGCCTGCTGCTCGGCGCGGGCGCGGGCTTGGGCAGCGCGGTCGGCGTCCTGCTGCTGCTGCCGAGTCGCCTGGCGCTGGATCTCGCGCTTCCGCTGGTTCGCCTCCCGGAGTCGGCGGAGCGCATCCTCCTGTCCGGCCGCGTCCCCGTCGCGCCCCAGCAGGAAGTCGCCCGCCCGCTCGCGGTCCTCGTTGAACGAGGCGATGACCGCCTTGACCTGGGCGAAGCCGGACGCCACTTCGGTCCCGATGCCGCGGAAGTCCCCGCGAAGGAGTCGGTCCTTCGCCGCGGCGGCCGTGCGGACGCCCACCACGATGAGGTTGGCGCTGGTCGCGACGATGTTGCCGAGGACATCGAACGCCGTGACCACGGTCCGGATCACGCCGCCCGCGATCCGGCCCAACGTCTCCAGCGGGCCGCGGGCCTGGGCAGCCCCGGCCGTCAGCACGCCCACCGCGGCGGTGACGGACGGCGCCAGCCCGGCCCCGAACTGGGCCGCCAGGCCCTGCGCCGCGGTGCCGAGGTCGGTCAGGCTGTCGTTGAACGCCTGCGCCTGCTGGGTGGCCTCGCCGGAGAAGAGGACGCCCAACCGGCGCGCCTCGTCGGTCGCCCGGGCGAAGCCGCCGTCGGCGAGATCGTTGAGCAGGGGGAGCAGACGGAGGCCGACCCGGTCGCCGAAGATCTTGCCGGCGACGACGGCCTTCTCCGCGCCGTCGGTGTACCGGGCCTGCGCGTCGGCGACACGGACCAGGGCCTGGTCGAGCGAGAGCCCCGCGAGGTCCTTCGCCGACAGCCCGAGTGCCTGGAAGCTCGCGACCGTGTCCGCGTTGCCACTCTGCAGCTCGGTCAGTGACTTGGCGAGGCCCCGGAGCCCGGTCTCCAACTCGGTCTGCTCGACGTCGGCCTTCCGCGCGGCGAGGGCGAGCGCCGACAGTGGTTCGGCGGCCACCCCGGTCGCCTGCGCCAGCTTGCCGATGGCATCGGCCGCCTGCAGGCTGTCGCGTACGAAGGCCGCGACGCGGACCGCACCGATGGCGCCGGCCACGTTCTTGACGCCGGCGACGAGTGCCCCGAGACCGCGGGCCTGCGCCTCGGCCGCGGTGGTGCCCTGTCGCTGGGTCTGCTGCAGACCCTTGAGGCGGGACTCGACCTCGCGGATCGCCGCGACGACCGGATCGGTCCCCTCCGCCTCGAAGCGGACGCCGACGCGTGGCGCGGTCACGGCCTACCCCCGGAGGATCGGCGGCGGCTGCGGCGGCTTGGGCCCCCTCCGCCCCTGGTGCGGGGCGAGCACCGCCCACACGGTGAGCCGAAGGCGGTAGTCGCGCGCGGCCTCGCTGCGAAGCTGGGCGAGGTACGCGAGGAGCCCCTCGCGGAGCGGCCAGCGGAGCACCACGAGAAGCCGGTCGGGGTCCCACCCGGCGAGGTCACGGACCACCTCGTCCCAGTCGCCAAGGTCTACGGCGCCCCGGCGGGGGCGTGGTGGACGGCTGGCCGCTCGATCGTCGGGGCCGAAGAGCTCGGGAAAGTCGCCGAGGACTCGGCCCCGCTCACGAAAAAACCGAGCAGCAGCCGGACGAGGGCGGCCTGCAGCAGGGCCTTCTCCTCCGGGTCGGATCGGGCTCCGAAGAACAGCACCAGCTCCTCGGCCAGGGCCGGGCTCCACGGCCGGCCCTGCTCGGTGAGCGTCCCGGCGAGCAAGTGGAGCGTTCGGCCCGAGGCCCAGATGCGCTGGAGCAGGTCCTCGGCGATCGTCGCGACCCCGCGGCCTTCCGCGAAGAGCCGCCGGAGGTCGTGCAGACCCGCGGCCTGCACCTGGGCCATCATCCAGATGTCGTGCTCGAAGGTGGTGACGGCGACCGGCACGAAGCGCCGGCCGCCGAGCACGATCTCGTCATCCACCGGCGGCAGCGCGGGGAGCGAGCGACCCCGGCGCCGCGTCACCAGCGCGGAGGCCCAGGCGCGGAGGCGCCGGATCACGCGGCGGGCCGCTCGGTGAGCCGGTAGTAGGGCTCGGTCGGGTGGGTCGCCGCGTCATTGAGCACGGTGAGCACGAGGCTGAAGCTCCCGTACTCCTCGGTGATGAGCCCCAGCTCGCCGTCGGGTGCGGCGCTCACCCGCCACGCCTCCAGCTCGAAGTTGGGCCCCCGGGTGTTGTCGGGGAGATAGAAGAACGCTCCCTCGATCTTCCCCTGCGTGCCGCCCCGCACGGTGGTGCGGCCCGCGGGTGCCGTGATGGCCCCGGCCGTGTAATCCACAAGCACGTCGTCGCCCGTGGTCACGTTGGCTGCGGCCGGCAGGAAGCGCACGAGGCCGGCCTCGGCGTCTTCGACGACGAAGTCGGTCCCGGCCACGAGGGGCGTCGCCCCCTTGGTCATGCTCACCGCCGAAATCACCCGGTTGGCGAGCTTGTAGACCCGGTCGAGGACCAGGTCGTTGATGGGCTCGTCCACGATGGCGCCGCCCACCTGGGTGTAGCTCCCCACGTCGCCCATGAGGAAGAGGGCCATGTTGTGGGCCTCGTGCTCGTCGGCGGTGATCTTGATGGTCACCTTCCGGGACTTCGAGTCCTCGGCGAGGACACCGGCGGTCTTGTCCATGCTCGACCGCTTCTCGATCCGCTCGTCCTCGGTCTGCACGGCGACCGCGGTGCAGTTGCCCAGGTGACGGAGCCCGGTGCGGGCGCCGACCGTGTCGAAGCGGTCGAAGTAGCACTTGCCCTTGC